TTAACATAGACTTATTATACTATTTTTTTAAACGTTTTTCAATCTCTTTTTTAACATCATGGATCTGTGTTAATACCAGTTTACGCATACTTAATTTTCTCTCTTTCAAAGCGTGTATGGCAATGTTCTCTAGGTCATCGACCATGTCGGCCAATTCATCTAGTGTGCATTTGGTAAGTTTTTTGTATCTGTCGTCTATCATGATACTAGTATTTAAAATAATACATGTAAGAATTTACCGGTAATAGAAGTTAACCGATAATGAAACTTGTTGGACTCCCGCCTTCTTGGAAATTGCCTATGTCTGCCTCGAGTCTGTCCATCTCTGCCTGGCCTTCATTCTTCAATGCATCACCGTTCAGTGTTGTTCCACCTTGTGGTCCTGCTATGGTATTGAATTTTCCCCTTGCTTCTCCCAACATGAGTTTAGATACTGCAAGTGTGTAATCTCTGATCCATGGTTTAGAATAGATGTCCTTGAACAGCGTTATGTCAGGTCTGAAATTGTCAGTGTGCATAAGGACTGTTTCGTCGTCCGCCCTGGGTCTCTGTGTGATAGTTAATTTCTTTGTTGCCACGTCAAAATGGAACTGTATGAAACTACCAAACATCTTACCTACTAATTCCTGGTATGATGCAAACGCATAGTAAGTGGCCAATCCACCTGTTGCTCCCGCTTTTAACAGATAGGTGTTTGTGTAGGCCAAGTTGAAAGGTTCGAACAGTGTTCCGCCTTCGCCACCTTCTGTCCTGGATCCAACACTTCTCCTGTTGAGATTTCTCACATTGATAATCTCATCCGGTAAAATGTATGTGTTCTGATTTTTCTTTAATTGAAGAAAAGCATAAGATTCTTCCACAGCGTTTGATGATCTTTGTCTGAATTTGTTGACTGCTCTTTCCAGCGCCGTTTGATAGTGTTTAGGGTCTAATTCAACGTCAATCATACCGTCACCTAGGTTGTTCTTGACGTAATCAAATATTTCTTGTTGTCCTGTTTGTAGTTCTGACATACTCATATTTATTACCTTTGCCTGTGCAATAAATATGTATGATATGCCAAGATTGTCCATTTTTAAGCCTGAAAAAGGTAATGACTACAAGTTCTTCGATCGTAACATCAAGGAGATGTTCGTTGTTGGAGGAACCGATCTACATTTCCACAAGTACATAGGCCCCTACGATCAGGGAGACACAAACAAGGACGGAGAGGCAAGTCCTACAAATCCTCAGTATTCCGGAGACTCATTAAACGAGAGAACCATACAGGATTTACTTTTCCTAGAGAACAGGGACAGGAAATATGCAGATGATATTTACATCGTGAGGGGGATTTACAATGTGCAAGATGCAGATTTCAACCTTTCACAGTTTGGTATGTTCTTACAGAACGACACACTATTTTTAACAGTACACCTGAACGACATAGTTGAAAGATTAGGCAGGAAACCAATGGCAGGTGATGTCATAGAATTCCCGCACATGAAAGAAGACTACTCGTTGGACGAGAGCATACCGATCGCATTGAAAAGATACTATGTTGTGGAGGATGTTAACAGGGCGGCGGAAGGATTTTCGCAAACATGGTGGCCACACCTGTTGAGATTGAAGATGAAGACCATGGTAGACTCGCAGGAGTTCAAAGACATCATAGGTGATGCAACCACAACAGGATCCCTTGCCAGTTACATGTCAACATTCAACAAAGAAAAAACAATTAACGATCAAGTAGTTGCACAGGCAGAAGCAGATGCACCCAAGTCAGGATTCAACTATAAGCAGTACTATGTTGCACCCATAGACGAGAGAGGAAATATTAGGACAGAAAATGTTAACACAGAAGAACAAAGAGCAAGTGGTGACAAAACTGTTAATGCTACAATAGACACACCGGCAAGTTCGCACTATGGCTTCTACATGGACGGCGATGGGGTCGCACCAAACGGACACCCGGCCGGATTTGGAATATCTTTCCCAACATCGGGTGTTGACGTTGGTGATTATTTCTTGAGAACAGATTACTTACCTAACAGATTATTCCGTTATGACGGAACCAGATGGGTTAAAATAGAAGATTCCGTTAGAATAACTACAACTAACAATGATTCGAGAGCAAACTACAAAACAAGTTTTGTTAACGATGCAACAAGTTCAACGATAAATGGTTTGACAGTAACACAGAGACAATCGTTGTCTGATGCTCTGAAACCAAAGGCGGATAATTAATGAAAATAAACGAAATCACTGAAGAAATTGTAAATCGTCAAAGCATTATAGATGCTATGGTGGCCAAAAATTGGCCACAAGCACTGCAGGACGAAATGGCAGATGAGTGGGTGTTAAAACAACCCAGCCAGGATGGTTTGAGTTTTGTAAATGGATTAGACCTGCAGTCTAACGCTCCTCAGATAGTTTCGATACAAACGCTGTTGCAAAATCAAAAAAATCAAGACACTATTTCCAGAACCCCACAACAGGTGGTAGATATTATCAATAAAAAATGGAAAACCAATTTTAAGTCAGACTCCACAAAACAGTTTGACAGAAATCCACAAAGATATGTGAAATACATGAACATGCCCGCGGCGACAGCCAAGCCTTCAATTTCCAGTGATGGTGAAATAATAATGGGTGTTGGCAGATTCATTGCCGCCCTATTACGAGGAGACAAGCAACTGAAAGTGTGGAATTTAAAAAGAAACAGTAAGGTAACAATATAATGCTACACTTTTACGAAGGACAGGTAAGGAAATTTTTAACTCAATTCATCAGGATTTTGAGTAACTTTTCTGTGGAAACAGGCCGAGGTAAAGATAATTCTATACAGTTAAGAGCTGTTCCGGTAGTTTACGGAGATCCTACAAGACAAGTTGCAAGTATAATCAGGAACAATTCTGAGAACGCATTACAGTATGTTCCAAAGATTGCGTGTTACGTTAGAGAACTGAACTATGACAGGGAAAGAATGCAGAACCCCTATCACATTGAAAAACAACATTTAAGAGAAAGGAATGTTGATGCAGACGGAAATTACACAAGCGAAATAGGTGCAGGATACACGGTCGAGAAAGTTATGCCTTCTCCCTTTAGATTGGAAGTGACTGCAGACATCTGGAGTTCAAACACAGACCAGAAATTACAGATCATGGAACAGATATTATACCTGTTCAATCCAGACTTCGAGATACAAAAATCAGACAATTACATCGACTGGACCAGCTTGAGCTACGTGGAACTGACCGGTACAACGTTCTCATCGAGGACCATACCCGTTGGGGCTGACTCTGAGATCGATATCGCTACATTGACATTTTCAATGCCAATATGGATATCACCTCCTGTGAAGGTCAAGAAACTGGGAGTTATACAGAAGATCATAATGAGCATCTATGATGACGATGGCGGAATAACAAAAGGGTTAATAGACGGTACACTAACATCGAGGAGTTTCATCACACCAAACAATTTTGGATTGCTGGTGACTGGGAATCAATTGAGATTACTGGGGTCTACAGGAACAAGTGTGACTTCGGGAGGAGACGGATTCCAGACAGGAGCGAATGAACCATCTAATTTTGATCCATTTGAGACATTTGGTCCAGCAGTCAACTGGAAAACATTACTAGACCAGTATGGTAAAGTGACCAACGGCACATCGCAGATCAGACTTACCCAACCCAATGGCAACGAGATAGTAGGAACGATTGCAACAACATCATTAGACGACACAATTTTGTTATACAGCATTGATTCGGACACGATACCCGCAAACTCACTGACAGCAGTTTCCAAGATCATAAATCCTGCAACATTTAGTCCTGGCACACCTGCAAACGGTGACAGGTATCTGGTCATAAACGATGTGGGAGACAGCACCTCATCATTCCAGAGTGCAACATGGGGAACACTAGTGGCAAGTATTGGAGATATCATAGAGTACAACAGTTCAACTGGTAAATGGAACGTGGCGTTTGACGCTTCAAATCCAGATTCAACACAACATTATGTTACCAATTTAAACACAGGAATTCAATACAGGTTCAATGGCACAGAGTGGGTCAAATCATACGAAGGTGTGTATGCACAAGGTACTTGGAGTATTGTGTTGGACGGTGGAGCAGATCCAGGATATAATTCAAGCCTTGACGCCACTACTCCATAATTGTTATAATAATACATGGAAAAAAATATAGTCTGCTCAGGGGCACTGTTCTATTCAACTGGTACCAAGCGTTTCCTGTTCTTGCAGAGGACCGACAAGAAGACACAGGGCATGTGGGGATTGGTCGGAGGCCAGGCCAAATACACTGAATCAGCATTTGAAGGATTGAAGAGAGAAATCAAAGAGGAAATAGGAGATACTCCTAAGTTCAAGAAAGTCATTCCCTTGGAGATGTTCACTTCAAATGATCAGAAGTTTTTCTTCCACACTTATCTTATTGCGATAGAGACTGAATTCTTACCTAAACTGAATGATGAACATTCGGGATACTGTTGGACTGCGTTTGAGTGCTGGCCCAAGAACTTGCACATGGGTTTGAAGAATACATTGAATAACAAAGCCATCAAAGGCAAGTTACAGACTATACTAGATTTGATAACTTGATTAATTAACCAGCACTAATTTTTACAGTACCGCTGTCGTTCCAGAGTTGACCTGCATTACTAGGGTCGCTTGTCGGCAATTCCGTTGCCATTACTTTCCCTGAATTGTTTATCATCAGTGTGCCGTTGTCGTCTGGTAGGTCTATGTTTCTTTTAGTAGTTGATGTACCTGACACGAAAGTTTTTTTACCGTCTTCTGTCTGCCACACGAACGGAACGTCACGGTGTGC